CGAAGCGCTTGCGTTAGCCTGATAAGCCCCCATCTGCAATAACTTGGTGGGGATCTTCTTTGCATTAACCTTTTAGGAACACAAAGATGGCCGCAATGGCTAACATCACCGTCTTCGACGGTGCTGCAACTCCTGTCTCTCATACGTTGCTTCCGATTTCCGTCACCCGCGCTGCGGGAACGGTGGAAGCGCTCTTCCGCGAGAACGTTGCGGGAGTGCCGACGTATGCCCAGATCTCGACCCTCATGCGACTTGGTCGCCTGAAGTCGGGCGTCTGGAAAGCTGAGACTCGAGTGGTTGTCCCTGTTATGGAGTCTGTCTCCGGGCAAAACGCCGCAGGGTACACAGCTGCTCCGAAGGTCGCGTACGAGGACACGCATGTCTATACGTGTTTCGCGCACGATCGCTCGGTGCAGACCGGCCGCCGCCTGGCGAGGCAAATCCTCATCAACCTGATGGGGAACGTCTCGACTTCGGTGGCCGCCGCCACGACCGGGTTCGTCCCGGACTTGGTGGACAACCTGGTTGCGCCGACGTAATATTGTCGGTTTAGCCTGGTTGCGCAGTACTCTGCAATTCCCCCTTATCTTACTTAAAGGAGGTTACCTATGTTTCATAGGTGGGATGGCGTCTATACGACGGAAAAGACAAACTCCGTACTCACGGAACTAGCACTTCGGCACTTGGGTGAGGTCTTAGTTGGATCAAGACCTACTTCCAGCCGGTGTCAGCAGACTGCTTTACTGCTGGCAATGCTCATCCGCAAGGGTGAGTACCGGGAATTGTGTGAGTTTGAACACTCCTATGATTATGCGGATGATCCGCTCCACGTCTACCACCTTCGCCAGGCCACTGCTTTCTTCTCAAAGAGAGCAGACCTGGAGATAGGTATCGACAAAGAGCGAGCCGCGTGGGAGAAGTTTGAATTCTCCGAAGAGAAGTGTCGAGAGACCAATACCCGGCTTAGGCAGTGGGCGCGGGGGGACTTATTCCCCCCCGACGTTGAGCAAGTAATCTTTCTTGCTCAGCGAAAAATCGCGCACATGCTTGGGCCGGTTCCGGGTCTCTCGGATTTGAAACTTCACTTCGGACCTGGTGCGACAACCAAAACGCGAAAAAGAACTGCAGCGCCAAGGTACAAACTGGCAGCTGCATTCGCGTGTAGCGAGGACCTTCTCCCGTCGGCGCAAGCCGTATTGGAGGAAGTGCCTGCTTGGGCGTTCGGGCCTGATAATCCGAACGTCGAGGCGGCGACAGTAACCGTTGAGATCAACCACGGTAAGCTGTCCTTCGTCCCGAAGAACGCTAAGACCCTTCGGAGCGTAGTCACCGAACCACCGCTGAACGGATTCGTCCAATTAGCGATTGGTGACTATCTCAAAAGGAGGTTCAAAGCGTTTGGGCTTGACCTTTCGTCTCAAGAGCGCAATCAAGCGCTTGCGAGAGTTGGGTCAATTACCGGAGCTTTAGCAACTCTGGACCTAAGTAGTGCCTCTGATCTCATAAGTAAAGAGGTCGTTTATCACCTCCTGCCACTGGATTGGGCGGCTTTTCTTGCCCAGTTCCGGACCGGTAAAGTGGTGTACAACGGCCTTGAGATCACGCTCCAGAAGTTCTCATCTATGGGGAACGGTTATACGTTCCCCCTGGAATCCCTGATTTTCTTCGGGGTTGCCTCCGCAGCGACGCAAGTCGTTAACGAGCAAGGGGACTTTTCCTGGAAGGACCAAGTTGGCGTCTATGGGGATGACATCATTGTCCCCACGGAAGCCGTTGACCTTACTATCCGAGTATTAGAAACACTCGGGTTTGAGATCAACAAGACGAAGTCCTTCTGGGCTGGACCATTCCGCGAATCTTGCGGAAAGGACTATTTTCGGGGTTTTGATGTACGTCCAGTCTACATCAAAGACGTTCTCTGTGGTGCCAATGCTTTTACTCTGCACAATTTTTACGTGCGGAGCTGGCAGCCGGAGTTCGCCTCCCACGTCCTAGACACCATGATCGCGAAGCCCCTGCGTCTTTGGGGGCCAGACGGTTATGGTGATGGACACCTCATTGGAAAAGATCCCAGTGAGTTTCTACGGCCTCATCGCCGTAGCATCCCGAAGAAGAAGTCAATTTCTGGAGGATGGGGAGGTTTTATCTTCGACACGTACACCTGGAATGCGAATCTATCTTTTCGCCCATCTCCAGGTGACCGCGTGCTCCCAGCCTATACGATCTACGCCAACGAGCCACATGTGAATGTGGACTTGCTGGAGCAGGGTCGTGCATGGCTGCGTTATCCCTACGACTTTCGTCCAAAAGACGATCAGCCAGTAGGGTATACGTACCGGAAAAACAAGTCCGGTGAGGAGTTCCTTGGGGTTCCAACACCAGGGAAGCGAGGGTATAGACGTATATCTATCTACACCCTAAACCCTAACGGGTAACCGTCGCGAGACGGTTCCTCTAGGTTGCTCCGAATCTGGGGCAGGAGGGCCGCAAGGCCATAAAGAGGG